CCAACAGTGCCCTAAAAAAGTACTACCACCTGCGGGTGGTGAAGGATCATAAAGAGCCTGAAACCGATGCCCTGATGTACGGCAAGCAGTTGCACGAGGCGGCTGAGTTTTACATTGGTAAGGAAACGCCATTACCCCCTCAGTTTTCTTTCATAAAGGACTCTCTTGATCTACTAAAGACATTAGGTGAGGGTGGAGAGTTTCTGTGCGAATACCGCATGGGATTGACTCGGGATCTGGAGCCATGTGACTTCTTCTCTAAAGATGTTTGGTGGAGAGGGGTAGCGGATCTAGTAATTGTAAAAGATGAAAAAGCGTATCTTGTAGACTACAAGACGGGTAAATCGTCCCGCTATGCCGACACCAAGCAGTTAGAAATACTGTCCTTGGCGCTATTCAAACACCGCCCTGAAATCAAACTTGTTAAGGCTGGCCTGCTATTTCTTGTAGCCAATGACTTTGTGAAGGTGAATTATGAGGGTAGCCAACAGGCCGAACCGTGGGTAAAATGGCTAAATGAAACCAAGCAGTTGGAAGCCGCTTATGAGAACGACGTTTGGAACCCCAAACCTAACTTCTCTTGCAGACAGTATTGTGCGGTAGTTAACTGCATACACAATGGGAAGAATCACTGATGCCGTACACTAAATCGCCACGCCCTTACAAGCATGAGTATCAGATGCAGAAGGCTCGGGGCGAGCACGACAATCGTATGGAACGGCAACGTGCCCGTCGTAAATTAGATAAAGACGGTAAAGATGCTAACGGGAACGGCAAAGCCGACGCTCGTGAAGGTAAGGATGTAGCCCACAAGAAAGCGTTAAGCAACGGCGGTTCAAATAAGCACGGTGTTTATGTAACTACCCCTGCAAAGAATCGTTCGTTCAAGCGTAATTCTCAGGGTAAACTCGTATCAGAAACAAGCAAAAAAGAACGTAAGAAGTAGTAGAATCAGTTTTACAGTAGTCGTAGTTTTTCGGGCGGAAAGTGAAAACATCACTTTCGGCCTATCGGCGTCTTTGTGGAGAGTGGATGAGAAAAATATACGAGACCGAAATAGATCGGCAAAATGAAAGCAATGTGGCTAGATATTTAGAAACCGCATGGAACTGTACGTTTAAAAAATCTGTAGCGTTATCAAACATCGATGGTGAAGTTTTCGGGCCTGATGGAAGATTAGCGGCACTTATAGAAATAAAGAAAAGATTAAATTCAAGCACTAGATACCCAACATTACTACTATCCGCGAATAAATGGCGAAATGCTTTGAGGTTATCCGAAGAGTGTTGTGTGCCGTTTATGTTGGTAGTTGAATTTACTGACGGTATTTTTGTAACAAAAATAAAAAAAGAATACCCCGTTCAAAAGGGGGGTCGATACGACAGAGGCGATTCGATGGATTTAGAAGATTGCGTCTACATCCCGATAAGCGATTTTAAGAGAGTGTAATGCAAATACTAAATAATAAGGTTCTGCTGTTGAAAGTAAAAGAACCAAACAGAATTACCACGGTGATACCAAAAAGCCGTGTGCTTGATAGTGGTGAAGTAGCAGTGAAGTGGGGGCTTGAAGAAGCGCAGGTGTTAAAGAACTTGCGTATTCGGAACGTGCCCTCACCCATCATTGCGCATTACGATTGGCCCGGTCTATACAAACCGTTTGCCCATCAAAAAACTACCGCAGAGTTTCTCACGTTGCATCGCCGTGCGTTCTGTTTTAACGAGCAGGGTACAGGCAAGACGGGTAGCGTGATATGGGCGGCTGATTACCTGATGAAATTAGGGATGATTAAACGTGTGCTAGTGCTATGCCCGTTGTCAATCATGGAGTCTGCGTGGGTCAATGATTTATTCAGATTCGCTATGCATCGCACGGTGCAGGTCGCACACAGTTACTCACGAGACAAACGAATCAAAGCGGTGCAGTCTAACGCTGAGTTTGTAATATGCAACTTTGATGGGCTTGAGATTGTCAAGGATGCAGTCAACGAAAGTGGCTTTGATTTGATCGTAGTTGACGAAGCAAACGCATACAAAACGGTAGCAACGAAGCGTTGGAAAACGCTGAACTCAATTATCAAACCTAGCACGTGGGTGTGGATGCTGACGGGAACCCCTGCGGCTCAAGCACCTACCGATGCGTATGGGCTTGCAAAAATAGTCAACCCATCAAGCGTGCCACGATTCTTTGGTTCGTTTAAAGATCAGGTGATGCAAAAGATCACGCAGTTTAAGTGGGTTCCCCGCCCCCGCGCAGAGGACATCATTCATCAAGTTTTGCAACCCGCCATCCGGTTTACGAAGGAAGAGTGCCTTGACCTACCGGACATGACCTATGTAACTCGGAAGATACCCCTGACCCCCCAACAAGAGAAGTACTACGAAACTATCCGTAAACATATGGTGGCAACAGCAGCAGGCGAGGAAATTACTACGGTAAATGCAGCAGCAAACCTTAACAAATTACTACAACTGTCAGGGGGCGCGGTCTATTCGGATAGTGGAGAGATCATAGCCTTTGATGCTTCCAACCGTATTGCCGCCCTAAAAGAAGTTATAGACGAGGCATCACACAAGGTAATTGTATTTGTGCCGTACCGTCATGCCATTCAGATCGTCCACGAAGAACTTATCAAAGACGGGTACACCTCAGAAATTATTAATGGTGCAGTGCCAGTCAACAGACGCACGGAAATCTTCAACCGATTCCAAACCGAAACAGATCCCAAGGTGCTTGTCATACAACCGCAGGCGGCATCTCATGGAGTTACTTTGCACGCCGCAAACGTGGTGGTGTACTGGTCGCCCGTCATGTCTGTAGAAACTTATTTACAGGCGAACGCACGTGTGCATCGCGCCGGTCAGCGTAACCCATGCACCGTAGTACATCTTCAGGGATCTCACGTCGAGAAAAGAATGTATGCAATGCTCGAAGCAAAAGTCGATATTCATACTAGGGTAGTAGACCTTTATAAAAATTTATTAGAGGAGGCTTGACAGAGTAAAACATTATGATTAGTATTATCAAACATAACTATATGGAGAGTGAAAATGGACAATGTGTCTGCCGATAAGTTGGTCAAGGCGTACATCAAAATCCGCGATAGGCGCAAGCAACTCACGGATGAGTACGAAGCGCAAGACAAAGAGTTAGAAGAATCGCAAGAAATGATTAGCGAGAAACTTCTCGATGTCTGCAAAACAATGGGTGCTGACGGATTCAAGACCGAGTTTGGTACGGTAAGTCGCCGTGTCTCAAAAAGGTTTTGGACAAACGATTGGCACTCGTTTCACAAGTTTCTATTGGAACATCAAATGCCGGAGTTGTTGGAGAAGCGCATTGCGCAGACCAATATGGCTACGTTCCTTGAAGAAAACCCCGATTTGCTTCCACCGGGGTTAAATGTGGATAGCAAATACACAATCTCTATAAGGAGAAAAACATGAGTGACTTAGCATTATTGAATCAAAACCTACCTGCGCACTTGCGCGAAGTCGAGATAGATGAGACGACCAAAGCCCTTATGGGTGGCGGAGGTGGTACGAAGCGTATTTCCATCGAGGGTGGTGTATGGCGCATGATGGTTAATGGCAAAGAGGTTGCCCGTAATGAAGAGCGGGTAATGAATGTTGTTATCGTTGCCGCCGCGCCAAAGGTATCTCGTACATTCTATGCAGGTGTATACAAGAAGGGTGTAGCATCTGCCCCCGATTGTTGGTCTGCTGATGGCGAAGTACCCGATGCAAAAGCCAAGGCACCTCAGTCCAAGACCTGTAAAGACTGCCCTCAGAACATCAAGGGTTCCGGTCAGGGTGACAGCCGTGCGTGCCGTTTCTCTCAGCGTTTAGCAGTTGTGCTTGAGAACGATATTAATGGTGACGTATACCAACTTACCCTACCAAGCCAGTCAATCTTTGGTGAGGGCGAGCCGGGCAAATGGCCTTTACAGACATACGCCAAGATGATTGGAAGTAAGGGCGTACCCATCACGTCGGTTGTTACCGAGATGCGCTTTGACACTAACAGTGCCACTCCGAAATTGACTTTCAAGCCAGTACGGTTCTTGGAGACCAATGAGTTCAATACCGCTATGGGTAAGGGTAAAACCGGAGATGCAATCAAGGCAATTACCATGACGGTGGCTCAGGCTGATGGTGTAGACTCAGAAGTTCCCGCTCAGGAAACAGTAAAAGAGGAAGCCCCCCAAGTGAAAGCCGAGGCCGTAGAAGAGCCTACCAAACGTGCAAGCAAGAAGGAAGAAGCCCCTGCACCGAAGAAGGATCTCAACAAGATCCTTGAAGAGTGGGACGACTAACGGGAGGTTGCTATGTCACGTGGATACACCACCAAATTCATCAAAGCCGTGAATGAAGCAGATCAAACTAAGTTAGGAGTACAACTTGGGCAGATCTGCATCAAGAACGACATCCCGGTTGTTGATGTGGCTGAGTTTTTAAAAGTTACACGTATGACGGTTTACCATTGGTTTAAAGGTAAGACAAACGTAATCAATAAGCACAAAGAAGTAGTTGAGAAGTTGCTTGCTAAATTGAATACGTAAACAGTTTAAGGAGGCTAGGGGGCACCCGAAAAGGGTAGTCCGCCGTCCTATCCCTGCCTACCTTATTTTAACGACGGCGCATTGATTGATGGCGGCTATGGTCTCAAAAACAGAATTTCTATCTCTTGTCTTACCCCCAACAGGACAATACTGTGTAGTGGGTCTAGGTGCAGACAAGAAACCAAAGCAGGTCTTTGTAGAGTCTATTGATGAAGTAAGCGACTACGCAGATGCTATGGTGCACAAAGGCTACGATGCTTACTTTGCTCTAGCAAATTTCCAATCAGACGAGGGGCGTACAGTCGCCAATGCAAAAGAACTTAACTCGTTCTTTATAGATATAGATTGCGGGGCAAACAAAGCCTACGCCGATCAGACAGAAGGTATTGATGCGCTACTAAAGTTTTTGGCGAGCACCGACTTTATTAAGCCAACCGTAATTGTTAATTCAGGGCGCGGTCTGCACGCATACTGGGTACTAGAACAACCCATAACACGTGAAGAGTGGAAGCCTATAGCCGAACGGTTTAAGGCACTATGCCAAGAGCACAAGTTTGAAGCCGACCCCGCAGTTACGGCGGACGTGGCACGCATCTTACGCATACCGGAGACGTTGAACTTCAAAGATCCGGACAATCCTTTGCCAACCAAAGTATTAAAAGCAGGCAAGCGGGTTAGTCTTAATGCGTTCTCTGAGAAGTTACCTGTAATAGATCTCCTCGACATTCCGGGTAAGAAGCCATTTACACGTCAAATGGATCCAATGACCTTGGCGTTGATGGGTAACTACCAATCCAAATTCAAAACAATCCTTATCAAATCAATTAGTGGAGAGGGCTGTGAACAGATTGCCAACGCATTTAGGAATCAAGCAATACTCGAAGAACCTCTATGGAGAGCCGCTTTATCCATCGCTCATACCTGCGTGGACGGATCCGTGGGTATTCACAAAATCTCCGAACAGCACCCTGAGTACTCAGCAAATCGGACTATTAAAAAGGCTAATGAGACCAAGGGACCCTATACCTGCGCCACCTTTAAAACCCTTAATCCATCCGGGTGCGACGGATGCACACTTAAAGTAACGTCTCCGATTCAAATTGGAAGAGAGATTGTCGAAGCCGCCGAAGAAGATAATGTAGTTACACAGGTGGAAGAAGTTACCAAGGAAGAGATAACCTACAACATTCCAACGTATCCGTTTCCGTATTTCAGAGGCAAGGTAGGTGGAGTGTACCGCCGTGCTGACCCTAACAAAGAAGATGATAAAGACGAATTAATTTACCCATACGATATGTATGTGGTGAAACGCATACACGACCCTGATGATGGGGAAACGCTCCTGCTCCGGTTGCACTTACCCAAAGACGGTGTACGTGAATTTATATTGCCGCTGACCTCTGCGCTATCCAAAGAGAAGTTTATTAACGCAGTCGCACAGCAGGGTGTAGCCATACTGGGGAAAAGACAGGACTTACTTATGTCATACGTAACAAGATGGGTAGAAGAACTACAAGCGATGGGCAAATCAGAAATCGCCCGTAAGCAGTTTGGTTGGTTAGAAGATAACAGCGCATTTATTATCGGAGACCGTGAGATCTGCGCAGACGGTAGGGTTCTGTATAGCCCACCAACAAGCGTCACGGTGCCAATCATCCCCGCAATGAAAAGCCGAGGCGACTTCCATACATGGCGAGACATTATTAACGCCTATGGCAGACCTAATATGGAGCAACGAGCCTTTGCGTTCTTCATGGGCTTTGGCGGTCCTCTTATGAAGTTTGTAGGTGAAGGGATGCTCGATGGGTTCTTGCTAAACCTAGTGAGCCAAAAGGGTGGTTCGGGCAAGACCACTCTGCTCCATGCCATCAACTCTATTTACGGTAGCCCAAAGCCCCTGCTCCTGTCTTATAAAGACACCCACAATCACCGGATGCAACGGATGGGCACGATGCAGTCTTTGACCCCTACGATTGACGAGTTAACTAACCTAGAGCCGAAGGCTATGTCGAGCCTTGTGTATGACATCACATCCGGCAAAGGCAAGAACCGCATGAGTGCCAAGGCTAACGTCGAACGCACCAACGTCACAACGTGGCAGATCCCGGTGGTGTCCTCATCCAACCGCCGTGTAAAGGACGCCTTGCTGACAACCAAATCGTTCCCTGAGCCTGAATTACTGCGTATCCTAGAGGACGAGATATTGCCTGACCCGGACAACGATCCAACTTGGTCTAAGGCGCATTTCGGGCGGCTAATGAGTAACTACGGGCACGCCATCGACCCTTTTATTAAGTATGTAGTAACCAACTTGCCCACGGTTATTGAACTACTGGGCCGTGTAAATAGGAAATTAGACCGTGCCGCGAACATTACAAACACCGAACGCTTTTGGTCGGCAGGTATAGCCATTGACCTCACGGGGGGCATCATCGCCCATAACTTGGGACTGCATAACATCCCCATAGAACCCGTGTTTCAGCACGCTATAAACCTAGTTAATAACACCCGAACCAAGAATAACGAGGAGTTTTCCAATGTGGCTGACTATCTTGGCGGCTTCCTACAACGTCACTATCAAGATATTTTGGTCATTAATGGTAAGACCCACAGCCGGACGGGACTAGAGCAGGCACCGATCCGCGAACCCCGTGGCAAGGTGGTAGTCCGCTACGAGCCGGATACGAAGTTACTGTTTGTGGTTAACAAGGAATGGCGAGACGACTGTGCCAAAGCCTTTATGGGCTACGAGGATACCCTGAATCCCTACCGCAAGAGCAAGGCTTTTGTTGGCCTGAAGAAGAAACGGATGCTTGCAGGTACGGCAATGGGTGCATCTGACGGGGTTATGGCTTTGACATTTGATACATCAAAACTAGACTTTTTTGCTGAGGACGCAATTGTAAATGCAGATCTTAAACCTGAAAGTGGAGATACCTTGGGTATCGATTGAACCCGGTATGTCGTTTTTCGTACCCTGCCTAGATACCGAAAACGCCGTTAAACAACTTACGTGGGAGGCGGGCCGGTTCAGATATAAGATTATCTGTAAACAAGTTATTGAAGGAGATAGATACGGGTTGCGCTGCTGGAGGGTTGAGTGATATTCTTGGGCCTCACTCTCCTATCCTCTCCTCGATAGGATTAACCCCCGGCTAACTGTCGGGGGTCTTTTTTACAGCCCTGCTATATTTTTGCGCATCGCCGGGATGTTGTAGAACTTAAGCAATTCGTTCTCAGTCCGGTCAATATCGTCAATTACCCTGCGTTTTTCTTTCCCACCCATAGACTTGTCACCTGCTACAAGTTTGCGCAGTGCACGAAAATCTTCCATCTGTTGGTCAATCTCGTTGATTGTCTGCACGAGGGCGTATTTATTTAACTTCTCATCAGTCAGATACGGCATTAACTCATCTACTCGACCATCGGCAATCATCCCATTAATGGTTGCGTTTACCTCGGTCACTTTATCCCGCAAATCATAGTACTGCTCTTTGTAGCCGCCCGGAATCTTGTCGTACATAAACGTCTTGAACCCCGGCAGTTCATACACATGACGATCAGGACGGTTAGTAAACGCCATGTTGGTCATGTCAAGCAACGTACCGCCTGCAATACCTGTGTAGCCCCGGAACACATACTCTAACTTCATCGGGGACATACCAGTAAGTTCACCAAACATCTTAGCCAACTCAGAGGTGTTAGCCGTAAATTGTTGGTAAGCCTCTCTATCCTCTAAGCCACGACCTACAATCGGGGTGTTCGTAAAGAATGATTGGTTAAGATTTACCTCGATCAGAGGTTTAATAAACTGCGGTGTTAAGTTCGGGCCTGTAATT